CAGAATACGTTGCTAACGTGTTGCAAGCAATTCAACAAACTTCAACTGTGGCCATGTACCAAGTTGACGGCGTTGCAATTTCAGTTGCTACATACCCAACAGGCGCTTTTGCTAACGCCAGCACCAATACTTCTGCTGCTGTAATGTTGGCTGCTGCTAACGTTACCTACACTGGTTTCCAGTTAGACAGTTGCACAAGCGTTGGCTTCAAGCTAACAACCTAATCGATCATTTGATTCAATCAACCCCGGAACTAAAAACTCCGGGGTTTTTGTTTGGCGTTAAATACTCACAGAATGAAGATACAAGGCCGAACATTGTTTGATTGCAGTCCCACTGGTATTACTGGTCATTTTAGATCAAGTCAAATGCCCTTTGAAGATCGTGTGGGTCAAGTCATACGCAACATTGATGACTGGAATCGTGCTAGGAACCAACAACGCAACTGGGAAACTCTGCAACAAATGATCAGCTTGCGAGCACAACCTGACATTGTGCAATTGCCTCGATTGCGCGACACGCAATGGGTGTTTGAATTTGAAGTAGAAACTGCCGGTGTATATTCAACCACAGGCGAAGTTGATGACTTGACTGGATTGCTAAATGAGTGTGCTGGCATACCCATGATCGTCAATCTAAACGAAGCCGAGCAGTTAGAACCCAGTTTGACTGTTAATGGACCCAACCAGAACTTGTGGTTCGAAACCATAAATAAATGACCGGGAGTAATAATGGCTGACACAACTGATATCGAAAAGAAAAGTCTAGAGGCACATGTTGAATTGTGTGCTGAACGGTATCGCCTGCTGGAAGTCAAGCTAGAGTCAATGGATGAAAAGATCACTACTCTTTTTGGTGTGATAGCCGAACTGCGTGGCATGTTACAAGCCACCAATACCAAAAACAACGATAGACTACTCAGCTGGGGTGTGGGCATAATTGCTACCCTTGTGGGCGCTCTGGGTTGGGCGGCTGCGCATTTGATCAAATTATGACTCGAGAACAAAAACTAGAACGCTGGGCCGAGCGCGAAGTTCGTCGCAACATACACACAATGATTGTGAATGATGAATCAGGCGGATATGTGGCATTTGGCCGGTATCATTTGCGTCCGGCATTTCAAGCGTTTGAAGTATACACACTAGGCGATAATCTAATAGGCACTTTCAGCAACAAACGCACAGCAATCAGCTGGTGCGTGGCTGACAATCACAATCAGCTTAGACTGGCACAAAGCATTAAGACTTTGGACACCAAAAAACAAACACTGTCAGCAGACATATACTGTAGACAACAAATGGCTGATCGTAGCCGCAATAACGGATTTAGTGAAGTGGTATTGACCAAGTTACAGCCAAAGGTTCAACAACATACCTTGGTGGATCAGGAACTTGAAAAATGTTTAATTTCGGCTAAATATATACAACTTAGGGGATTCCAAAATGAAACTGCAAGAACTAGCGGCAACCAAGCCAACTAAACAAATAGCCCGTGTATTCGAAAGCTATTTTGGCTCACGCATGAAGTTTGACCAAATTACTGGCAAGCAAGCTCAACAGATGTTGACACGTGTGCGTGGCGTACTAGGCGAAACTCGTCGTCAACCTTCGTTCCATCAAAGCGAACGCAATCCAGCATATCTCAAGCTGTTGATGATGGAGCAGGCGTTGACTGCTAGAATCAAAGAAGACATGATGCCGGCTGCTCCTGCTGCTCCGGGCGCACCCGCTGCCCCTGGCACACCTACTGCTGCACAAGCCGCTGGTACAATGACCAAGAACATGCAGAAGTTTAAAGATCCCAAAATTGCAGCCGCATTACAAAAAGCAACCAAAGGTCAAAGTCTTACACCTGATGAGCAAAAGATGGTTGCCGGTGCTGCTCTCATGCAAGCCGAAGGCCGACTGCGCAATGCTTATCGCATGCTAAAAGAATCAGAAGTGCAACAAGCCCAAGTGGTGTTGGCTGCACAAGACATGGTTGACAAGATGCAATCAATGTTGGAAGATGCTAGCGAAATGCAATTCAAAGAACTGCCTGCCTTAGTTGATTCAATCAAGAACCAAGTGGGCATTGACCAAGCAGCTCAATTCAACACAGATGCCACAGCCGCACTCACAGGCCTGGTACAAAATCTCCAAGGTGCTAAACAACAACTGGACCAAGCACTTGGCGTGGTAACCGGTGCAACACCTCCACCAGACGCTGGCATGGCTGCTATGGGCGGCGTGCCCGGCGGCGACATGGCTGCTGCCGATGACATGGCTGCTGCTGGCATGGATGACTTAGACGCTGCCGCTGGTATTGCTGGTGATGAAATTGCACCTCCTCCTGAGGAGCCAGGTCCTGTTTCCTCTGCTGCACTCGGCCGTGCCAAGAGATAATGCGAATTGACGAAGTTGATCAGTCTGGTGCCGACCCTAACAAACTAGTAGGGTTGGTCAACTTCTTGGCAGGACGAGCAGGCGACACAAATGCTCAAAAACAAATCAGTCAAGCTGCGTTTATTTCTGCTGCTCAAAGTTTGGGCATTCCTATTACCAGTCAAAATCTTGGCGACGTCATCAGCCAACCTCCACTAAGTGGTGTGTTGGAACCGTTAGATCCAAATTCCGGAATGGTCACATTCAAAGGTGCTGATATTGGTCCAGAAAAACTGTCAGTACAACAAAGTCAACAAGTGGTAAACAAAATGGCCAAATCGGCCATGAAGCGGCCAATGTAACCAGTCAACTAATTGTTGACACAAGGCGTTAAATATAGTATACTATGCTGTAGGAGGCCCGTATGAAAAAACTCATTGCTCTCGCATTATTAACTTTAGCCGTGTCGGCGCAGGCACAACATCACCGCCATCATCAACGTGGTGGAAACTGGATGGCACCGGTGATTGTTGGCGGAGTGATTGGTTATGCATTAACCCGCAACTATTACGAGCCTGTTTACAATTACGGTTATGTTCCACCACCTCCAGTGGTTGTTCAGCCGCCTGTTAGAGCTAACTGCACACCCTGGACTGAAACCCAGCATGCAGATGGCACTATTACTAGAACTAGGACTTGTCAATGAAACACTGGAAAGCCTATGTCAAATATACCGATAGCATTGGTGTTGTAAAACAGTATGTTGCCACGGTGGCAGCACCGAATCAGTTTGCCGCCATAAACAAGTTTAAAGACAAGTATGGCCAGGACTGCTTGATAGGTTGGATAGAGGAAACAAAATTATATGGCTTACAGTCAATCGGTTATTGATCATTATGAAAATCCCCGGAATGTCGGCTCTTTTGACAAGAGTGATACTGATATTGGTACTGGTATGGTTGGCGCACCTGCTTGCGGCGACGTAATGAAATTGCAAATCAAGGTACAAGATGGCATCATCACAGACGCAAGGTTTAAAACATACGGATGCGGCAGTGCGATTGCCTCATCCTCTCTTGTTACCGAGTGGGTTAAAGGACGAACGCTTGACCAAGCGGCAACTATTAAAAATTCAGAGATTGCTCAAGAACTCGCGTTGCCACCAGTCAAGATTCATTGTTCTATTCTTGCTGAAGATGCTATAAAGGCCGCTGTAGAAGATTATCGTAAAAAGCATGATCTCTCTAACTGATCAGGCGTACACCAAAGTAAAACGACTACTGCAAGCCAAAAACTATGCTGGCATTCGACTTGGAGTTAAAACTACCGGTTGCTCGGGCTTGGCGTATGTGTTAGAATACGTGCAAGAATACACGCCTTCAGATTCTGACATAAACTATGCCCAACAAGACTTTGTGGTACTGGTTGATAAGAAAAATGATGTCTATCTCAAAGGCATCACAGTAGACTATGTGCGGCAAGGCCTCAACGAAGGCTTTGAATTTATCAATCCCAATGAACGCGATCGCTGTGGATGCGGAGAAAGTTTTAGAGTTTAATTTGTACAATCCAAAATTTGATTATCAACCCATACCCAGGGTCACAATAGACGGTAAAAGATTTTATGCCACTCCAGATGGCAACAAACTGCCCAGCGTAACCACTATCCTAGAACGAACCAAAAGTGAAGAAAGCAAGGCTGCCTTGCACAACTGGCGGCGTGCAGTGGGCGCAGAACGGGCACAACAGATAACCACTGAAGCTGCCAATCGCGGCACAAGAATGCATACCTATCTTGAAAAGTACATTCGAGAAGGGGCCATACCAGCCCGTGGATCAAACCCATTCAGTTGGCCTAGTCATATCATGGCAGAAGAAGTGATCAACAAAGGCTTGGTTAATGTCAATGAATTTTGGGGCATTGAAGTACCCTTGTACTTTCCAGGTGTGTATGCAGGCACAACAGACGGTGCAGGTATTCACTTAAATGAAGAATCTATCTTGGATTACAAGCAAACTAACAAGCCCAAAAAACGCGAATGGATTGACGATTATTTTGTTCAGCTGTGTGCATACGCAGAAGCACATAACGAAATACATGGCACACGTATCCGAAAAGGCGTAGTTTTGATGTGTGTAAAACCCGACTTGGACGAGAATCACAACATCATAGGTCAGCCCAAATATCAGGAATTTGTGCTAGAAGGCGCAGAATTTGAAAAGTACCGTACCATATGGTGGAAAAAGGTTGAACAGTACTACGTGCTAAATATGTGATACCTCAAGGAATCACACTGTGGCAATTGTACAAATCTCAAGAATAACCAACCGCAAAGGTCTCGAAGAAGATCTTCCGCAACCCCTAGCTCCTGCTGAACTTGGCTGGGCAGTAGACACACGCCAATTGTATATCGGTCCAGGCACACTGGCTGAAGGGTCGCCTGACGAGCATAACAACATAGAAATTCTTACAGAATATTCAGACATTCTTGCTACGCAAACTGCCTACACTTACACAGGACAAACTGCCACAGGGTACTCTGTGCAAACTGGAACCACAGTTGGATCGCCAGTCAGTCAAAGTTTGCAAAGCAGACTAGATAGCTATTGTGTGGTTACTGATTTTGGTGCCACCGGAGATGGTGTTACAGACGATACCGCGGCTATCAACCGTGCTCTCTATCAATTATATTGCGTTCAAGCAAATCCACAAATTCGAAGAAGTTTGTTTTTCCCTGCTGGCAATTACATAATTACCGATACCATCCTGGTACCTCCATATGCTATGTTGTACGGCGAAGGCCCACAAAGTAGCATTTTGAATTTCTTTGTGACTGCATGGACCAACACTGTGGCCTATGCTGCTGGCGTGTTGGTAAAGAGTGGTGGTCTTTATTATAGATCAAATTTTGCAGTACCAGTCGGAGTTGGCCTGGTTGATCAAATTGATGGACAATATTATTGGGGCAACATATCTACTGGTGTAGCCAATGGACTGCCAGAGTACATAATGCAAACAGCCAGTAGCACACAACAAACAGGCGTTAACATTGTGAGCCCATATGAGCCACAGAACATTCTGATTACCAACATGAACATGGTTACCAATCAGATCATGGATGGGGTGTTGATTGAACGTGCTCATGATTGTGCATTTACCAATGTTGGATTCCAAGGTCCACTGACCACTACCACATTGACTGTGTCAACTGATGACATTGCGGCTGTTCGATGGTCCAGCACAACTACATTGGTTTGTAGTCATGTGACTTTTGAAAATTGCGTATTCAATGGCTTTACATATGGCACTAATACTGCCCAACAAATTGAAGGCATTACATTTAGCAATTGCGATTTTGATACTCTGTATCAAGGTGTGTATCTAGGTGGTGCAACTCCAGTAAATGGCGGACCCACTGGTGTACGATTGATTACCAACGTGTTTGATAACATCTATGTCGAAGGTATTGTAATAGAGGGCGTAAGTCTTAACACCACAACCAATAATGTATTTTATGATGTAGGCAATCACTTCAATGGTGCCGCTTTGGCTGCCAGCGCAATTATTGATATTGACACAGCCAATAACGTGTGCCTGGGTGACATGTTTGAACGAACCACAGCACAATCAGCCACTTATGCTAGAATCAAACTAAACAACACTGCCAGTATTGCCATGGAGAATGGCTATCGCTTGTTGCAAGGTTCATATGTCCGCGAATCAGGTATTACATTTACCCTGGCAGACAACATAAGTTCGGCCACACAAATATTCTCATTTGATGCTACCGCAGTCGCCGCTGTACAAATCGACTACACTATTACTCGTGGTACCTCTGTCAGAACTGGTGTTTATACTATTGTGAGAGGCACAGATGCATCGGGCACCAATCTCCAAGGCAGTGATTCTGGGGTACAAAATTCTGCTCCTGGAGTGACATTCTCTGTTACGGAAAGCACCAGCATTGTGGCTTGGAAATACGTCACAACCAGCACCGGCACCGACGGTGTCTTAAACTACTCAGTCACACGTTTAGCCTAATGTGGGCCCGCACCTTTGATGCCAGATTGGCCAGTTGGAATCAACTGCGTGTATCAGTTGCTACCATGCCAGTTGACCAATGCCTACATGCTGTAAATGCCTGGTGGTTTGACACACCATGGCGTGCGTATCATTTGCACTGGGACGATCAACCCAGTTGGCCCGATCCTTGGCAATTATTAGATGACAATTTGTTCTGTGGACTTGCAAGAGGACTAGGAATGTTGTATACTATAAGTCTATTGGATCGATCAGACATACAAGATGCTGAATTAATAGACACAGGTAGCGACAATTTAGTCCTAGTGGAACAAAAGAAATATATACTGAATTGGGACAGAGATCAATTGTTAAATATCAATCTAACACCGTTTAATCCACGGCACCGTCTCAGTCAAGAACAAATAAAAACACAGATAAAGTAGCGAAAAAATGAAAAATATAATAGTTGTCAAGCGCAGTGGACAGCGCGAGCCATTAGCATTGGAAAAATGGCAAACACAAATTGCCAAGGTATGCTCAGGTATAGCAGATGTAAGTCAAAGCATGATAGAGATACGCACACAGTTGCACTTCTATGATGGTATTACTACTAAAGAAATTGATGGCATCACACTAAGAGCCATTGTGGATCTTATTGATGTGGAGCAAAATCCCGACGTTGGGCATACTAACTATCAACATGTGGCAGGCAAACAACGATTATCAATGCTACGCAAAGATGTGTACGGTTCATACGATCCTCCCCACCTGTATGACATTGTGAAAACAAATGTGGCCACTGGCCTGTACACTCCAGAATTACTGGAATGGTACTCAGAGGACGATTGGAACCGCATGCAAGGCATGATTGACCATGCCAAAGACGAACAGTATAGCTACGCTGCCATTGAGCAGTTGATTGAAAAATATCTGGTTAAAAATCGTTCAACAGGAAAAACATATGAAACTCCACAAGTTAGATACATGGTGGCTGCTGCTACAGTCTTCCATAAAGAAGAACCTAACACAGCCAGGATGCGATATATTAAAGAGTATTATAACGCAGCCAGTGATGGCCTGTTTACTCTTGCTACTCCTGTGCTTGCTGGTCTTGGGACTCCTACTAAACAGTTTAGTAGTTGCGTACTTATCCGCAGTGACGATGATTTGGATTCTATATTTGCTTCAGGTGAAATGATGGCCAAGTATGCCAG